TCCAAAAGCCCGTTAAACTACCCCTATCAACATGATTGATAATTGTAATATCGATATTTTTATCACTATCTACAAGAAATCTTAAAGCAATATTAATTCCAACACCTTCGTTGTTTTCAGTGATGCAATCTATTAATCTAATGCCTTTAAGCTCTTCACCTGTAGGATTGTTTGGTTCAATATCTATACCTGCTGCTGGCGCTGTTCCTGATGCGCTAACAAATCTTGCTCTAATAAGTTCAATATTAGTGCCGTGAACAATCGCACAACTATTTTGACGACCGTTACTACAAAATACATCTTCGCCGTAAAAGTCATCAACACCAACTATAGCAAGACCAACACCCCACGAATCATGACCTTCACTACCAAACAAGCTAACATCAGAAGAATTATAAATACCGATAGCGTGACCACCTTCACCGGTCGAACCTAAATGAGTCCCTTTGTCACCTCTGAATATACCGCCAAAGATTTTAACGTTAACTACGTTGTTAATCCAAATTACTCGATAATCATCGTCAGTTACATCAATGCTTTGTAAAGTCACACCTTTAGCAAAAGTTAATATCGTGTTTGACGGTACTAAAACATTGCTTCCTATTCTTGGATCAACGCTGTAAATCTCGCTTCTATCGGGAAAGATAATATTGCCTGATAATGTCATAGCTCTATTAATAATAGATACATTATCTGTAGAGCTGTTGGCCGTATTTAAACCAAGAGATTTAACGTTTAATTGGTCGGGGATTATCAACTGAAAGCTAATTAATGGATCGGCAACTCCTGAAATAATATCTTCGCCGTTTTCGGTTACGCCTGAAGCTAAAACAGCTTTCCAACGACCCGCACCAAGACTACCGGCTGTATACTCTTCAACGTCGATTATATCGCCCACCACATAATCCTTATTAGTGTTAGCTGTCATAGTCGCTGTGGTTAGCTCGTTAGTCCCGGTATTGTTGTTAGTTGTAACTGCAACATTTGATTGAACTCTTTCTGGCCCCCAAATAGTAGTACCTGTGCCGTTTTTAAGCGTCACATCGTAATCGCCTACCATCCAAATATTACCAAAATTACCGCTAGCATTTGCAACAACTGGGTTGGTGTTTGGAATGGTTAGAGCTTCATCTGAATAAGTGACCTTATCAGTCAATAACCCAGGATTGTGAAAATCTAAAGTCGCCCCATTCTGAGGAAGTCCATTAATATCAAATGTGCTTTCTTGAGGAAGTACAAATCTACTCATTTTCGTTATTCTCCGTTTTGACTAACGGTAAACCCGCGCCAATAATTTTTGCGTCTTCGAATAGTTTTTCAAACTCTGCTCCAGCTTTAGCTGAATTAGGATCTAACTTTCTTAATTTTGCCAATCTTGGTTCAAATTTAGGGTTAAACATTATTTCCGCAAACTTTCGAGCGTTTCGATCAAATAAAGCACTTTCGCCAGTTTCTTGAATAGATTTCAGCGGGCTGAATATCTTATCTCTTAATTTCCCGCTAATACCTTTCAGTCTTTCGGTTGATTGCTTGAATAATTCAGTAGGTGATCCAGCTTGCCGTCCTGATTCTGCGCGCTTTAATACATCCTCCAAAAAGGTAAAATTCTTTTTCTGTTCTTTATTCATTCCCGCCATTAATGCTTGGCGCTGCTTAGCGTTGCCAAATATTGCCCGCTTTAATTGGCCTGGAATATTCTTAGTTGCTAGATCAGCCTCACTAACCGTTTCAATCATTGCGCTGACTCGTCGATTTAATTCAACTTTAAGTAAGTCATCCCAAGCGCCCGGATCAACACCGTCAATAATCTTTTTAGCTTTTAATATCGCCGTTGGATCGGTTGATGCTGTTTTAGGATCAAATAGCTTTTGTGCAATGTTTTTTAAGTCGGTATCCTTTAACTTTGATACTTGACCTAAAATAGAATCCTCCAACTCTCTAACGGCTGGTGATAATTCGCTAAATTGCTTTTGAGCCTCTTTAAATAATGGGCTAGCCTCTTCCATTTGAACAACTAAAGCCTTTTTAATCTCGACCACTTCACGTTTAACGGAATTACCTAAAGCGCCATCGCCAAACTTTTCGATCATATCGTCTAGCTGAAACTTAGCTTTTTGCAATTGTCGTAAACTTGGTGCGCCGCCTTTAGCTGGTGATCGAATCAAGTTTTGAATGCGTTTCATTGTTTTAGTTAAATCGCCACCAGGTGGGGCGTCTGTTAAAGCGTCATCAATTATCTGTCTAATAGGTTTTAAATCGACTGTAGCGCCATCTTTAATAGCTTGGTCGAATAAGGGTTTAACTTTCTCTGTTCGTCGTTGCTTGCCTGACTCTAGCGCTTTTTGTGCGGCTGTTCTGAATCTTGATGCGCCCGCCTCGGTTGCTGTCTCACTACCAATCTTATTAACTAATTCGTTTGTGGCTTCAAATACTTGTTTATTCTGCTTCTCTAAAGCTTTGACCGCTTGTCTAGAACTAGCATCTAGCTGAGTGAGTAACCGTTGATCAATTAATTCGCTCGGTAGTCCTGTCTTTTGTGCAGGAAATAGCCCAGTTTCAACGCCTGTAGCCTTTTCTAATCCTTTCGTTGACTCTGTAGCGCTTTCTATTGTTCGTTCAATGGTGCCTACGTCGTCAACATCTAGCCCTGCTTGTTTAGCAGCCTTTGATTTGCTTAGCTGTTTTGCTTTACTTGTTACTAACCGTGAAACACCTTTGAAGCCTAAAGCCTCTAGTATTGCCGCTGGGATTGCTTTAGCAATAGCCCCGCCAGCTGGTCCAGCAAGGTCAAAGCCTGCATCGCCGAGCGTGTTTACTGCTGATTCAGCGATACTTGTAACAGGGGATAATAGTTGTGAAAGTTTTTGAAGACCTCCCTCCCCTTCTTCGGTTGACGGATTTAATGTTATAAAGTCTCTAGCTGAATTAACTACATCGCCCGCGCTTTCTGCAAATGGAATTGATAAAACGCCTGCAATACCAGCGACAGGCTCAGCAATAATTGAGCTTCCAATAGTTTTTGCAATGTCTGCCGCGCCAATTAGATCTTTAGGTCCAGGAATAAGATCTTGACCTTTAAATTCTGGAAATGCGTCGATCTCTTCTCTGGTTGGCTGTGGGCTAACTCTTTTTTGTATTGGTTGTTGTGATAATTCACCTTGAAGCGATGACAATTGACCCTCGAGCCCCTGCTCACCTTTAGCCTGTCTTAGTAGTAATTGTTTAAACTGTCCTAACTTATCATTAGGATCAGCAAGTGGATCATTAGTTTGTGGCTGTTGCGGTTGAGGTTGGTCAATTCTCTTGCCGGTACTTAGGTCTAAGACTGCCATTATTCATTTAACCTCTTGATAGCTTCCTCAATGGTAATATTAAGCTCTGCCGCTGTATCTTGCAGATCTTCTAATGTTACTAGACCGCGCTTAGTTTGAATACTTTCATTAAAGTTAAACGCAAAATCATCTGGCTCACCACCGGTTTTAGTAAAGTCTCTAAATTGCTTAAATTCTCGCTTAACAAACCAAGCCGCACGTTTTAATCCTGTTAGCCTTGCAATGTTGGCAGATTTTGGATCGCCTAAATCACCACCGACTGATTGAGCTTTACTAAACTCGAAATCTGTTGTCGGACCTTTAAAGCTTTGTAATTGAACTAATGCTAGCTGAGTAAAGGCAGATTGTAGCGCGCCCTCGTCACCAACATCAATATCAGGGAATATCTTAGCTAATTGAAGTTTTAAGGGGCCGGTAACGCCTTGTGATGCCCTTTCAGACAGTTTTAAGGCTGCGTTAATACTAACAACGCTTCTCGATGCTATTCTGTTAGCGTTTGCCAGTTCTGAAGTTAATACATCCCTTCGCTTTTCAGTAAATTTAACATTAGCGATTTGTTGAGCTTCTCCAACTTTCTTTTTAGATGTTAAACCCGATCCAGATAATGGGTTTAATCTTCCAGATATTTGGGTTCCTTCGATTAGCGGTGTAACTACCGGATCAACCGTTCCCGAACCTGGACTTTTTCGAGTCGTAGCAAAAAATATGTTTCCTGCGTCATCTTCAAACATTTCTTGACCGCCAAACTGAAAGCCAGTCTTGCCGCCACCTCTTTGGAATTCGATACGTTTGTCGTTAGGTAGTGCAGCTAATTGAGTTACTTTGAAAGCTTGCGCTCGCTGTTCTGGTGATAACTGCAATAACTCTCTAGTTTGACTAGCATCGCCACCGGCTGATTCAATTTCTTCAATACGGTTATTAATAGCAATGTTTTGCTGTTCAATTGGTAAGCTTTGAGCGTTAAAAGCAAAGTCCGCAGCTTTAACCAGCCTCTTTTGGTCAATCTGTCCTGTTCTTTTATCAACCAAACCCAAGCCCGCTGCAAATTTCTTTTGAAAGTCTAAGCCTAATTTAGCGGCGTTCTGTAAAGCTTGCGGACTACTTGCGCCTTGACCACCCGCGCCCTGTAGGAATTCTTCTTGCTCTCGCTGCAATTGAACGTTTCTAAACTGTTCGCCAAGATTTAACCCGCGACTAGCCGAGCCGACCAAATCCGGTGTAATGTTAAATTGATTCGCTGATATAACCGCCATTATGCAGCCCTCTTGATTGCTTCATCGTAATTAACACGCAAAAATCCGTTATGCTCTTCGACAATATCAGGGAAATGTTCTTTAACTTCTTCCGCAATAAATCCAACATCGTCAAGGCCGGTTGTTTTCCAAGTCCATTCGTAAACATTTAATACACCAATTTTACCAATTTTCGTAATATTGTCTTTCAGTTTACTATCAGAGAATATAGCCGTACCAGCACCTAGAAGATTTTGGAATAATCCCGCGTTTGCTTGCTGTTGGCCTAAAATACCTGCCGCGCCTGCTTGAGCTCCTTGATTAATTAAATTGCTAATATTTCCTGCTGATTGCTGACCAAATTGACCTGCTGCATTTACCGCCTGATTCCCTGCGCCAGATAAGCCGCCTAAACGATTAAATTGGTTGTTGAAGTCTTGTGATGCAAAGCCCGCCGCTTGCTCTTGTAGTGCTGTTTTAACGTTACCGCCACCTAATCCGCCAATAGCTGATTGATTGCGAACTAATGCACGTTGTTGGCGCTCTCTTATGAATTGCTGGCCTGGTGAGTCTTGAAATTGGTTTTGTGCTGTCTGCTGTGCTTCCGGACCTAATAAACCCAATAAAGCTAATTGTTGTTGACGAGCCATGTCGCCACCTTCAATAGATGGACCTAGCAAGCCTAAAATCTGTTGGAATTGATCGCTTTGAACGTCAATGCCAGCTTGAGTGCCTTGCTGCTGTAGTCTTGCCGCGTCAATCGCCGCATCACCGCCGCCAAATAAACCGCTTACCGCATCTTTTATAAAGCCCATAATTCACCTTCTGATCGTGTCATTCCGAATAATTGCTGATTGTGATAAATACCGTCTTTTAAAAAGCTCTCTCGATTTACCCCTTCATCAATAAAGCCTAACTTCTTAGCTGTATTAATGGTTGATTGATAAATAACCGGTATGGATACATTAATCTTGTGTAATTCCTTATCAAATAACCATTTAATTACTGATTTAATCATTTCTCTGCCTTTCCCTTTATCGCCTATTAGATAAGGATGAAACATGGCGGTTGTCGTTGTTTGTTGCTCAATATAAACTATGCCTTGTATTTTATCATAGTCTCTCACTATTACCCAACCGTTGAAATTATCGATCCTTGGCTCAAATTTACCATCATCATCTGATGAGACTAAAGATCCTTTCATTAAGCGCTTAATTCTTCCAGCGTCAAATGTTTGTTGAATAATCAAGAGTACAAAGTTCCTGTAGCCGTACAGCCAATACTTGAGGCGTTATTAGAGAAAGCCTGTATAGTCCCTCCCTCTTCTATTCCTTGCCCGTTCAACTCTGGCGCTAAATATGTCTCGTTAGCGCGTATTTCTTTGGCGTTAATTAATATATTCTCATTACTTGGGGAGCTTCCTTTAGAAACAATATGAACAGTTATAGTTGAATTTACACTACCAAAATTAGTGAACGCTATCGAATCAATCTTAGTTCTTAATAAATTGTTAGTAACCAAGTATATCTGCGTTACACTAGTATTAAGAGTAACAGCATCAATTATATTTTTACCTGCATCAATCGCCATTATAAATCCTCTTGAGCGGTTGCGCTTGCTGTACAATCACCACCAGCACCCGTTTTTAGTGTTGCCACTATAGCGATAACCGATCCAGGATATACCGCTGTCGTCGTTTTAGCTGTTTGGTTAAAGCTTCGGCTGTCAGGAGTTCCAGATTCTAAAGTTAACTGTCCTATTTCTCGACCACCCGTAACAAGAACAGCATCTTTTGAAAATTCAATGAGAGAGTTTGCCTTGTCCGCATATTCGAAATTTACAGGTGATGAAAAAACAGGGTTGAGTATTAGTTTAAACTCTGCAACCTTGTTACTTTCCGTGCTTCCCGCAATAATCAAAGGAAGAACTTCGGACCTGTTTAACGCTCCTGCAAAACTTAGTCTATTTCTCATAACTAAAATAGTTGTTTGTAGTCCCGCCCCCGCTGGAATGGATTGAGTATTAGAAAATCCACGCGGTATAGTATCGTAATAAATTAAACCTTCATTAAATATTCCTGACTTACCGCCTTGAATTGTTACGTTCGTCGTATTTCCCGTGTTGTTTACTATCCAACCCACTCTAAAAGTGGAGTTTGCAGGATTGTTATCTGTACTAATGTTAACAAATGAAATTCTATGAACTAAAACCATTTTTTTAGAAATTCTATCCTCGACAAAGAAATCAGACGATCCATTTAGCTGTATTTGATAACTGTTATTAAGTAAAGGGTTTAAGATGCTATCAACATCACCCGCTAGCCTTGTGTCCTGATTCCAGCTAGACTGCGGGATAAACGTTGTCGCCCCTGATATACCTGCTGCTATCTGAACCCAAGCACCCGCCGAAGCGCCCGTGCTAGAATAAGCAAAAGAACCCATTGGTCCTGGAAGTATCGCCTGAGCTACAACCGTTGCACCATTAGACGAAAAGTTATAATTAATAACATTAGCGTTTAATTCTTCGGATATCTCAAAAGCATCATCTGATAAACTACCGGCACCCGTTAAAGATACGGGAAAAGGCGTACCATCAACGGTTACTGTAGCCGTTTCAGCACCTGAAGCCGCAACAGTTAAGGTGAGCTCTTGAAGCTCATCGCCGCCATCCCTGACTGACAGTATGCCGAAAGCAGTTCCTATAAAAGCAAAGGTAAAACTATTCTCTGCTGTAATTAATCCAGCAGCTTGAGTATTATCAGCTACTGGCGTATCAAATATAGCTGGAAATGCGGCCAAAATTCCTTGACCTGCCCTGCTTGGTATTTGTCTGAGTGATAATATACTTGCCAAGCCATTAGCGGACACCCCGCTTTCACAGGTGAATTTCTTATTAACAACGCTATTAGTGCCTGATATTAGACTGTCGGTAACAGTTAAAACATTTTGCAACAAGCCATACTGCGCCGATATCTGCGTAACAGGGAAATTAAATTCTACTTTAGCCTCCCCAAAGGCTGTTAGTGCTGGCTCATTGATTACATTATTGCTCATATTTCGATCCATATAGTGCCGTTATAGGCTAATTTCATTGAGTAATCTTTCACGTTAATAATTTTAAAAGTCTCGCCGTCTATCGGACCATTGACCCTTACGGATGCATTCGTTCTTTTTATGGCTGGTAAAATATCGCCCTTTATTGGGTTGATCGGGGTAGTTATTATTATTGGCGAAACGTTATTGCAACTGATTATATCCCCTATTTGAGCCGTATAATCAACCGCGGTATTGACGACTCGTTCTTGCTTTGCTAGCAATTCAACTAACTGACTAAGCGTTTGTTGAGCTGATGATAGTTGTGTGTTTATTTCTTCAGTATTAGACGTTGTTGTATTTACCTGATTTGTTAATTCTCGGATATACTCATTAAATCGTCTAGTCCCTACGCCGCCATTAAAAAATATAGGCTCAGTTTCTCTTAAAGCTATTAATTCAGCCACGTGGTGCGCTCCCTGCTGCGATAGCTTGCATCTTTCGTATAATCGGCTTGTATGCGCCGGTTACTGTAATTCTGTGAACCCTAAAGAATGGTACTCTTCCGTTTCTGCGCCATATAATTTGTTGACCGTATTTACCAACCTTTCCAACCGATCTAACCCTGTCGTTACCAAATACTCGACCATCATCAGAATAATCCATTGATACTTTTGGATCGGGAGTGTCTGAATTACCCACGCCGGCCTCCATCCATAATATGATTTGAGGAATAAATAACGGCTTATCTTGATCCATAAATGGGCCTGATGTAAATTGACGCTTAATAGGTTGACCTAAATCTGTGAAGGTTTCATGATCTAGCTCGACAATGTTACCGCCCGTGGTCCCTGCTAATAGTTTGCCATAAACCAATGAAATAGAATTAACATCCCATCGATTATCATTAATGCCTGACTGAAATTCAAACCAAGTAGGAATACCTGAGAGTTTAGAGGTCGTCGCATTAAAGGCAAACGTCCTACTTGGGATTGTTTCTGATGTAAAGGTGAATATAGCAATCTGGCTACCTCTATCAAAATAAGTCATTGCCACACAATCAGCAATTTCAGCCTTTGTAAATTTTTGAATAGCGTTATCAATAGCCGCTGTACTTATCTTTTGGGCTGCTGAGCTTGTGGCTACTTGATAGATGGCTGTCTTTTCATCTGACCCACCACCCACAAAAGCAAATGTTTCATCTAGGCCGACTATGCCAAATTTAGCATGTGCGCCTTTTTGAATGTTGGCACCTGGGATACGTTGAAAGGGAAAATCAGCCCCGCCTACGTTCTGGAATAATTCGATTGTTTTGGTGCCAATAATAAATAATTCGTTATGTGTTACATGGCTTGCAACGATTCTATCGGGATCTATTTCAGCGGTGCCAAAGTCTAAAGCCCTGTAATTCAAAGGATCGTTAAGTGCTGAGTTAAAAAAGACACTTCCATCACTCGCGGTAAATAGAAAATAGCCATCTTTAAAAGATACGGTGTCAGAAGTTCTAAAATCTATATCTGTTATTTGGATTAGTGTTGAACCGTCATAAACATAAGATTTGCCACCTGGAACGACTATAACTAATTTGGTACCATTATCTGCCATTGATACAAGTCCAGACCCTTCAATCGTTCCGATACTGGTTTTTGTTTTATTCTCGTTGATTCTGTATAGAGTATTACCACCAACCGCAAAGCTAATCTCGGCCATTTCATGTTGACCACGCGTAACACCTATAGACGGTACAAAGATTTTTTGGCCGGGAGTATGAAACAAAACCATTTGTGAGCCAGCGTTAGCCGTTTGAGGTAATACAGGAAACCAATTAATGCAGCGTTGATGGGATAAAGGCAGTGATTCGGATTCATAGAACCCGCCGCCTATTGGCAGAGTCATCAAAGGCATTTAGAAGTTCTCTACTGAGTTAGGACCAAAGAATCTTTGATCCTCAATAACTAAATCGCAATTATTGCCCGATCCAATTGGTAATGTATCAGGAAATTCAACGTCAATATTTGGTGCGAATGCTATTAAGGCTCGGTCCATTGAATCTCTTGCTGATTTTACCAGTGTTTGGGTAACTGGTGCGCCATACTCACCCGCTAAATAAATAGCAAGGTTATTTTTATACATGCCGACAACTTGCACCGGTATATTAATGTTATCGCCCGGTACTGATACAGGGGTAAATCCTAATTGAAGTGTGCTAGCTTCTAATTCACTACCCCAATCATTTAGATCGGCTAGTGCGTCCGCTATTTCATCATCCTCAATCGGTGTTTCAGACCCTATGATTTGGATCTTCTTGAGTGCTGCCTCAATGATATCTGCTGCTGTTGCCATTATGTGCCTCTATTCGGGCTATGATGCCCTTCTTGGACTTTGCTTTAATACCTTTAAAGTTGGTATCAGAAAAGTCTCTAAGCTGCTTTAAACTCATTAGATGAAGGTTTAACAGACCATTACAACAATCTTTAACACCCTCAATTGATTCGCCTAAACCTTGAACCTTTGCCGTGTCATCTGGATCAACACCAAAATCAGTTGTTTTAACAAAAGCTAACGGTGAATTATGCCAGCCTTCAATATCTTGACACTCCTCTACAATCATCGGCTCTTTATCTGGTGCGTATAAATATTTTCTCATTTCTTACTCTTGCATTTAGCGGGGGAATCTTGCCAACCCTGCTTTTTACAAGCATCAAAATCTTTTGAATCAATAATCTTTGCTTCATTTTTTTGGTGGTATATCCACATCGGGAATGATTTAGCCATGATAGTTCCTTAAAAAGCCCCGCCGACTTAGACGGGGAATGGGATTAAGAAGTGGTTCTGACCGCAAAGTCAGGATTTAGAGCTTTAACACCAAACAGAATGTCGAAACGATAGGTTGTTTCATCTGATGTGATATTGTACTGGCGAACCGCTCGAATAGAGATATTGTCGAAACTCTCTCTTGAAGCGCTTGCACCATCTTGAGGTAAATCAAGAGGAGCCATAGCTAAAGTGATAGCATTTTTTATGGAATGCCATGTTCTGCTTATGACTTGCGCCACCAGCACCAGTTTTAACAACAATAGCCGCGCCATCTGCTGGACCCGCTGCAACTGTCTGATAAGGACCAGAAACAATCATAGGCGGTGAGATAGTTAATGTAGCTGGACCTGTAGAAGCGCCCGATGCTGCATCAGCTAATACAGTAAAGGTTTGCAAATCACCGGTATCTAGTCGAGTCTTTCGATTAACTGAGTTAACGCCTGCAACGGTAAACACATCACCTTGAAGCAAGATATCCGCTGTTGAGTTAGTCCAACCATCAGTTATAAATGATTGACTCCAAGCATCACCAC